CATCATCACCATTTTCACCATTATCACAGCCGGCAAGACCATCATTATCATCATCATCATCACAATCATCTGGTGTACCATCAGTATCATAGTCATCATCATATTCAAATGATGCATCATCAACATCATACAAAAGTAAAATTGAACTAGCTATTCCTTTTCCTTGAATAGAAGTAACTCTAGCCCTACCTGCTCTCGCAAGAGTATCCGAACCTATTGTGGCTAGGTTAAGGGTTGTTTGGTCACTTATAGTTGACATAATTTTTATCTCCTAATGTTGTGAGCTCCCGAAGGAGCTCACATTATTTTATTAAGTTAGGTTTCTATTTTGAAGGTATTGAACAGTCAAAACCCCAGCACCGCTACCTGTTGCAACAGAATCAATATAAATAGTGACGTCGGATGTACCTACGTCTCTCCAATTTGCTTCTGTTCCAGAATACGCTGCCGTTGCTCTATGATTTCCCAAAACTGTAACTGGTAAACCATCAACATATAGATCAGGATTCCCTGAAACACCAACGTCAAGTGTATTAGTTCCACCATCCCAAGCAGTTTGTACCAAAACATACATGTTAATGATTTGGCTGTTTGCTGGAATAATTATTCCAGTGTCTGCTTCAGTGCTGATTTCAAGAATCGCTGCTGACTGAGCGCATACTAATGTACCAACATTAGCTGATGCTCCTTCTCTTACTGTTCCGGATTTTACTGGTCCCGAAAATGTAGTTGTACCCATAATTATAATCCTCCTAGATTATGTGAATCTAGTCTCTAGGCCGTCGAGTATACTCGTCTAGATTCGTTAAATAATTGTATACTAATTTAGATATAGCGCAAAATTTAATTTAGCGCAAGGTATCCCTACGTGTTTGTGTGATTTTTGATAGCGCTTAAGTGGCTATCGAAACTTCAGGCTTGGTCTCGTTTATTTTAGTTTGAAGAGTATCTGCTTCAAACTCGTTGGCAATGATCTGCTTTATAATATCCTGGATTTTTCTATTAATTTCAATCATCCTGATATTATGCTTCCCGTCCTTCAGATGCTCTTGTTGCCACTCTAGTTCCAAGGACCTCTTTGTAGTGTATAGGTCTTCCGTCATTGATAACCTCCTCATAAGTTATCCATTTACCACGTTTAGTGGTAAATCCATCAGATTCGAACTTTACCTCATTTTTTCCTAGTTTGTCAAGGATTGATTTTTCAATACCTTCAGCTGTGTCTTCAGCTAAAATATTAAAATCAGCAGTATAGCCGTAAGCATGAATCTGTACCCGGAAGTTTTTCATAGTGAATTTCTATCTTTATAGTCAAAATGGGGCGATTTTGAGGCCGCCCCATTAATTTTCTTTAAGTATTACGCACCTTCGACACCGAAGATACCTCTAGGGTCCGATACGCCAAAAACGTATCTTGCTCTAGCTTTGTATCTAACGTTGCCAGTATCGAAATCGCCTTCCATCTTAGTTGTAAGAGGGGCTCTATCGAAGTGTTTCATACCATTAGGTACATCTGTAGTAATATACCAAGAATCAGTATCTGTTAGGTAATTGTTCACTCTATAACCTTGAGGAATCATACCCATAGATTTGATTGCATTGATATCATTATCAGCAGTTCCAACTCTACCTTGAGATTTCATCAATCTCTCAGCAGTGAACTGACCAGCAGAAGGGACAATCATCTTCACACCTCTAGCAGCGATTTTTAAACCTCTTTCATCAGTTAGCGCAGCAATATCAATTAATGCTTGCTCCAATGAAGTTTCGTTTAAGTCTGCCGCAGTAGAAAGTTCATTCTGCTCTGTACCAGCTACAATAGCGTGGTCCGTTGCACAAAGTTCCTTACTGTCACCGCCAGTATATGAACTGTTAAACGCCCTGTTTAACACGTTAGCTGCTTTAACTTGTTTAGCGTTAGCCATAGATCTAGCTAATGCTTTTGTATAACGAGATGCGATTCTGTCATACAAATTGTCCTCAACCGCTTCTTCAGTGATTGCGAACGCTAAAGCAATTGTTTCATGCGTATAACGAGCAGTGAAGGTTTCATTAGCGCTGTCAAAAACAACCCCTTGTCCTTCTGCTTTTACTTGAGCATTTGCAAATCCAGATAACATTACTTCTTCTTCAAAAGCTCTGTCTGAATTTTCAGTGTCAAATATGTCTGCGTGCTCGCTAGCATAGTTCTTGTATTCCAACCCAAATAAAGCATTTAGGCCGGGTTCTAGTTCTTTTACTAGTTGTCCTCTTGATATAGCCATAAGTTATACTCCAGTTGTAGTTGTTAAGAAGTGTTCGATGATGATCACTTTAAAATTACAATTAGCAGCCGTTAAGTCGCTATTGTCTGGGTCATCAGAAACATTCATAATACGAAGATTCGCTGTAGTCGTCGACTGAGTATCCGTTAGTTCAGTTTTAGATATGTAGTGTGGTGCTGCCCCTGCCGCAACGGCAAAGTCAGCATTCGCTCCGATATCAGCTTGAGCAGTTGCTCCAGCAGCATCGGATTGTACTTCATATAACTGAAATGGATCATCATGTATAAAACCTTTAATATCTGTTGCAGCATTACTTGCTTTTAAGTTATTTGCAAAAGTAGGTTTCGACGTCGTCGCGTCAGTAAAGAAAACACCCTGAATAGAACCTAACAGAGCTCCGTTATCGGTAACTGCTGCTATTGCAATACCAGCTCCTGATGCTTTTACAACATCATTTTGGTAGATTGCAGAAGCGCAAGCTGCGATTTCGTATTCTGATAGACCTTGGGCGTCTCTATTACTTCCGACTTTGCCAATTGGTCTTAGACCAAAGGCAGCGTCTTGATTTGCCATGTTTTTTCTCCGTAGTTTACAGATTGCTCTGTAAACGGTTAATAAAATTTCGTTGGGTTAGGAATCGCTAATAAATTAGTCTTTCTTAGTCCCACCGAAGGTTACACGAGTCTGCCTCTCAGCATTGATCGGCATACTTGGGTGCTGATCCTTCAAAAGATCGCTTTCAATCGCTTCGTCTTTGTCCTGAGTTACTTTTTTAAAGTACTCATCGCGCGATTTGACGATCTCCTCTGGTATCCTTGCCAGCAAAAGGCCACCAACTCCGATTACCCCTTTGTATTTACCTTCATTCATCACTGGATAGTCGGATCCTGGATATGCATCAGCTCTTACAAGCTCGTATCCTGATCTCAATCGACCGGCCATGTTCTTTGTATCATCAAAGCCCATAGTCTCGGTTCTTATCCATCTATGATGAAATCCTGCAGGTGCAGGGGGTGCATCTAAAGATGATGGTGGAGTCCAAACTTTTTTCTGAGAAGTTTTTTCTCTTGTTTGGCTCGCACGGGAAGTTCTTTTTTCGTCTGTCATATGCTTATGCCTCCTTCGTGATTTTTAATTGTTTCGCATATTCTTCAAGTGGCACACCTAATTTTTTAGCGATTACTACCTGAGATGATGTGAGTCTCACGGTTTGGCGACCTGGGTGTACACTTCGCTTCGCTGAAGCTACTGTTTGTGTAGGTTTAGTCGATTCCTGAGACGTAGTATTACCAAATTTATGTGGGAAGTCAACTCTTATTCTTTTATCTATTTCCGCATAATATTCAGGAGAGTTAGGATCAAATCCTTCTTCTTCAGTTAACTTTTTATGTAAATCAAAAGCCGTATACGTCATGGCATTGTCTTTTCCAAACCAATCATTGTTTGATGCCCAGTCTTCCGCTTTTGGATCTACAGGTGCTTGAGGTGCAATCGCTTGATCTAAAGTAGGAGTTTTTACCTCTTTTTCTCTAGCTTCAGCTTGTCTCGCTTTTAACGATGCCACTCTAGCTTCTTCAACACCTAATTTAGCAATATCTTTTTGAGCTTCAACTTCTGTTGCAATGTCTCCTGCATCTCTTGCTCTTGCAAGTTTTGCCTGAGCCGCTTGTAATCCAGAAGCAACTTTACTTTCTATTGCCGTTACATAACTAGGTTCAAGTTTCGATATTCTTGTTTTAAGTTGAGTGTGTTCGTTT